CAACAATCCTTCTACCAGTACTAGGAAAAAGATGCTGACCGAATAAGGTATCAGTGGAAATTCCTTCATAACTAAATTCTTTACGTTTGTTTTTTACCTTGACTCCTTGAAGTACTCCATCGCTTGTATAATATGGGAAGCGTAAAGTTGCTCCGTCTCGGTAAATCCTAAAGAAGTTGCAAGTTTTTTCTGATATATTTCGCTTGTTGAGCCTTTCGGCTGCTCCTTTAAGTTGGACATTCTTAGACACTTGTTGATTGTGAATAACATCAGTACCGCCTGTTCTTTCGTGACAGACGAAACAATAAGTGTGGCCATCAGAGTATAAAGAATTAGCATCTGATGAACCACAATTACTGCAAGGCATATGCCTAACGAATTCGGATTCGGTCATTAGACCAGCCATTCAATAGGTATATCTTTATAGGACGACCATGGTATATTATGACGTTCACACCATTTAGCATAAGTAGTTTTACTACGCTTACTAATAGTATTATATGGTGATTGGAAAATCATTCGTAAGTCAATATCTGGATTATCGCGCTTGACGGCAAGGATTTTACGTCGGTCTTCAGCGGACCAGTATCCTTTTGCTTCCAAGTATTTATAATTAGGAAGGACGAAATCAGGAGTATAATTGTGCTCAATTGTATAGCTAAGTTTCTCAGACTCGTACAAGTAAGAAACCCCCAACTGTTCAAGTAAATTGGCAATATTTTTTTCCAGTTGTGATCTGAATTTAGGCTCACGGTTCTCCTTTAATTTGTTATAGGCTTTTTGTGCCCAATCAAGAGCGGCTTCCTTAGAAGTCTTCTTCTTCTTCGTCATTAGTGGTAGGTGTTACATTAGGATCAGCTGTCTTATAACCTGCGGTAGTACCAAATAGTTCTGCTACTTCAGTAGCGTCTAAATCTCCAGTATCTACACCAGCTTCACCTTTTACTGACACAACCTGTACACCAACAAGCTTAAGAGAACTACCATAGGTAACTCCATCTCTGAGGATATAAGGCTTTTGATAGAAGCCAAGTTTAACCGTAGAACCTGCATATAATGGTGTTTTAACATCTGTAACTTGCGTACCTTCTGTATCTACAACAGGTGGACGGCGATCTTCAGACCAAGAGAACTTGATCTTATACTTACCCTCCGAGACTTCTTCCCACGGCTCGGGTTTGAGTGTGGATCTTTTTGGGTTTTTTAATTTTGATTCAGCCCACTTAAGAACTTCTGATCTCTCTTGCTCTAATGTATTGATAAGATTCTCATCAACAACAGCAGCCAAAGAATAACCAAACTTACTAGGAGCAAGGATGGCTTGAAATCCTTCAAGTGTAACATTATTAGTTTTGTGTATGGTTCTAGCCATCTTCTTGTGCCTCCTCCTTAGCAGGAGCAAGCTCTTTAGCTAGAGACTGACGATACTCTCTAAGTTCAGTGAGTTTATCATCGACAGCTTTTAGTCTTTTCATCTTTGCTTCTCTTTCAGCAGCTTGTAATCTCTCTTCAGAGACCACTACTATTGTAGGAGGGGCAAAGAAACTATCAAAAATTGAATACATTTAACAGAAAAAATAAGTTGAGTCAATCACTGTGGAGGGTTCTAAGTCTCCTATGATCGGTGGTTCAGTATCCGCACCAATTTGTTGTGCGAATGTATTAAGATAATCATGTTTAGCAAAGAGATCCATATAAGTTTCTCTTACTATACTAGATAGCATTGACATATCTGTAGCTCTACATAATACACTGTCATGTATTAAAGCTATGGGTGCATCAAATCTAGCTACACTTAGATGTAATAAACTAGCATCAAGTGAATGGATAAGATTAGGAGCAGTTGCTGCCTTGTGCCTTGAAATAGACACCTCATCTGTATCCTTAGCTATCTCTAACTCACATCTGCCAAGTAATTGTAATCGAATAGTTTGGGTTTCATGTTTCATTAGTTTTTGAACAACAATAAAACCTGATGGAGTTTCCCAAGATAGTTGATCCTTACCAGACTTAATAAGCTTGGCTACTTCAACTTCTATGCATCTCTAACTGCTTGAACAGTTTGTGTTAGATCATCTTTGTCTACATCTAGATCTTTCTCTTTAAGTGCGTCCCTAATGTATGACCTATTACTAAATGGTTTAGCATTATAGGGTATAGTCATAACGGTTCTTTTGACACACTTACGGTCCCATACTTTATGTAGTGAAGGTGGTATATTAGGCTTGGAAGCTTGTGCTACCACCTCATATGCGTCTTGTGGTCTATCAGAAGGCAACACATTGACGAGTTGTGCTGTCTTTCGGTCTCTCGCTAAACCAGCAAGGATCTGAAGACCACTACATGTAGCGTCGGTAGCAATACATAATCCTGTTGTGTTTCTGGTGCGTTTAGTTATCACCGAATGATACTCCTCACAACTGGCTAGAAATTGCCACGGCTCTTCCGCTGCCTCCCAGTCACCGATATTCCCTATAGGATCTTCAGCTACTCTGGTAATCAACGGTATGTTTTTACTAACCCATTCTAACCGTTCTTGCATCGTCGCCTTAGAATTTCCGTAAGTTGTAGCACATTGAAACATAAGCCATTCGTGTGCCTTATCATTCAACGTTGACTCATCAGCGAATCTAATAAGTGACTTTCCAAAATCAGTATCTTGGGGAGTTAGAAATGCTGGAATAGGGTATGCACGACCACGGTAATCAAAAGACCAAGGTATATAGAACCTTTCTTTGTCTTCAAATCTCCTGACTGCTTCCATAGTCATCCGCGTCCGGCATGAACGTCTAAATGCATTAGCATTCTTGTTCATAGCTTCAGCGGCCCCTCTACGGTACCGTTTACGAGCGTCCTTATTCTCAGCTATATCTACTGGTTTAGGAGGGAGTGGTATTTCTACTATAGGAATAAACTTTCCTATACTTATACCCTTCTCTTGTAAGTGCTTAGCAACCCCTACTGTAAAGGGATTTAACCTATACCCAACCTTCTGAATTTTGTTGAGAAATCCTATTGGTTTTTCTCCCTGTATACGTCCGTCATCTCCCCTGCGAACCATGTGGTGGCCTCGCATTATCTCATTGAGAAGGTAACCTCCACATCTGTCATTAGTCCAATCATTAGGTTCAATTAACATTGGCCATGCTTCAGGTGAGAATAACTCACTTTCTTTAATGACTTGATCCTTGATTTCTAAGAACTCAGGTGTTGGTAGCACTACAACCTTGGTTTTATTACCTACACGTACTGTTGATTTAAAGAACCAGCCACTAGATTTCATGATTTGATCTAATAACCAGCCTCCTAATTTAACTCTCAAAGTTCTATTCCATGCCTGCCAAGGTGTAATAGAGCATCTATTCATCATAGTACGGATTACTACAATCTTTTGATGCGTCCCTATAGAGTCATGCCAGTAATTCTTCTTGAGTGTTTCTAACAATGCAGGTGCACAAGCCTCATAGTGTCTCATTTGAGTCTCATTTTCCACAGCTTTACCGATGGAATCACAGACATTAGACGCTAAATTACTGTCAATTTTACGTCCAAAGACCTTATCAAAGGTAACTTTACAGGATATAGCGGCTAAAGCTAATGGTTCTATGTGCGCGAGGTGATTGTGAACTTCTTTAAAAGCTACACCATTCTTACCACGTATAATAGCATAACTGAACGTGTCCTGTATGCGCTCTACAACGAGCGGTAGGAGCGTTTCTAAGCTTGCTGCACCATATACACTAGCAGATGCATACTCCTTGTCTTCTAGCTGCCTTGTGGAGTCTCTAAGCTTCTTGAGTCCATGCTTTATTTGCTGCCTCTCAAAGTCTACTTGTTCCTGTATTTGGCTTGGAGTTGGCATAGATCTGTCCTATTTCATCATTGATTTGTTCAGTTAATAATACTTTAATCTCCTCATAGTGTGGATGATCCAAAGGCAATAAATCTAAGGCTTGTTTCTCATAAGAGTAAATATCCTCAATAGTTCTATCTGTACTCATCTGTGTCCTCGTACTCATCATCGGCCCAGTCCTCCTCTGGTTTCATATGGTGTAATTGGTTGGCTGTACATAACACAAAGTGATTACCTGATTTCATAATGTCATCAGCTTTTTTCTTTGCGGCATGTTCGCGTTTGTAAACATACTCTCTAACCTTACCAGTTTTAGGTTCTGATTCCCTGATAATACATAAAACTTCGTCAGGAATCTCCCATCCTTGCATTTTCCAGTCCATGAATTCATCAAATTCTATAGACTCAAACATCTCGGCTGGTACATTTCTTAGTATCTTACATTTATTTGGGAAATATCGTTTCTTTTTAGTCATAAATAGGTACCACATCTACTAGATAATCGTCCATTAAACATGCTTCTTCATAAGCATCGTAGGCAGCTTGCCATACTTCATAGCCAGAGTTAAGGATAAAATCCCTACCACTTACTAATGTAACATGATACTTCATGGTTGCGTCCTTGCGTGAGATTGTGAATTTTCAATAAGAAAGAAGACGTTTCTTTAACGCCTTCAATCTCTTTTTGGCAGCGCGAATTGCCTGCGGTTTAAGTGTCCGTTTCTGCTCTTTATTAGAGTGATGGATATAATTAGGTACTAACATTAGTCATAGGTTTGTAATAGTATCTCTTCACGGATACGATTCTCTCTGCTATCTTGAGGCTCTTCATCAAGGAATGATAATAGATATTCTACATCATCAGCTTCAAGAGTTAATGTAATAGGGTACTTCATTTGAAATGTTTCTCGATAACTTGTACTTGATCTTCATAGTATGCTATCCTTTCAAGTTCAGCTGTGATAGCTCCCATAATGTCACTATGTTCACCAATCCCAACAGGATTATTGAGATAAACATTAACGTTTGCTTTGTGATAATTGATTTCACCTTGTGCATGTGATAATTGTGCTTTGATTAATTCGTTTCTCATGATGCCTCCAATGTTTTGTATGCTGCTTTAATGTTAGGTAAAGAAAGATCTTCCTTTGTTAATGTAGATTCAAACTTACCTAAGTCATCTGAGATCTGTCCTTTCCATTCATCATATTCTTTAAGCTTCTTCTCTTTTGTTTCTTCATCCATCTTATACTTAGCACGAGATACTTGTTGTTCTGTGTGTGCCTCGCATTCAGCAGATGCTGTGCTTAAGTGATGACATTCAATGCGGTATTCATCACCACATGATGTATACACTCTCTTCATTCTCCACATCACTGCGTCCATGTCTTCAAATATACCAAGACATGTTACATCTCCAGAGTGTGGACAAATAGAGTTAATAGTGAAATACTCAGGTTGATTGTTGTGTGACATGATTAAAAATCAAAGGTTTGGTTAAGAATAGTTTTCATACTTTTTATACATTGTATTCCTTCATCAGTAGTTTCGTCATCTTGAAAACTCTCTGTTGCTTTATGTACTAAAGAGTGAACAATTGACAAAGTTTCTAATAATCTATCATAATCAAAGTCACGTTTAGTTGATCTATTATATCTAATGATTTGCTCATTTACTCGTTCTAAAAGAGTGGACATAATGATTAGCCAAATAGGTGGTAGTTGTAATGTTTACGGATAGGTGAGTATATATACTTAGCCTTGCGTCCTTGCTTTGGTTGCGTCCTTGCCTTATTATATATCTTTAATAACAACGAAGAC